GAAAGATAAGTTGGAAAAACCTTTTCAACCATCTTTGAAAATCGCGGTATAAATTTATGATAAGTCAACGCGAATTTACTGAACAGAATGAAGGCCGGAAATACAATGTATATAAATGCACTGGTGGCGCGAACACCATCGGCATAGGCCATAACATTGACGCAAAGGGACTTCCGGCAGACATTGAAAAGTATCTCCAAAAGAACGGGAAAATACTCGATGAACACATCGACCGGCTTTACATTATTGATGAAGGCCACGCCGTTGCAGACTGCAAGAAACTATTCCCCGATTTCAAGAACTTTTCACACAACCGGAAAGTTGCGTTGACGGATTTCCTGTTTCAGCTTGGATATGACAGGGCCAGCAAATTTGTAAGATCAATTCATTTAATCAACACGAATCAGTGGGAAGAAGCAGCAGACAATATGCTGAAAAGTTTATGGGCAAAACAGACGCCGAACCGGGCAAAGAGAGTTACGGAGTTATTGAGAGGTGAAGCATGAACAAATTAAAAATCATCGGAGTATTGGCCAAACTGTATTTGAAAAGGGATCACATTAGGAAGAACTGGAAAACCACGTTGTTTGGGTTTGTGACTGGTTTGGCGGCTATGTTTGCCACGGTGGATTTCAGCCAGCCGGTCAAGTGGGAAGACTTTATTCTTCCAGCATTGCTGGTTTTATGGGGCGTTGTTCAGAAGGATTCCAATGTTACAGGTGGGCAAGTTATACAGAAAGATTAAAGAGCGATTCATCAAGTGGCTGGTGACACCGTGTGTTGTTGAGCCGCCTGATGAAAACATGGACACGGCCAGAAGTTTGGGCAAGTCTGAAAAGTGGTATTTTAAATTTAAAATCAAATTTTGAGGAGAAAAATTATGTGGTCAAAAATTAAAATCGTTATGTCGGCAATTTTTAATGAGTTGATTCCTTTTTTTAAACAGTTCTTGACTGAGTACGGCGCGGTAGTTTTGCAGATTGCCGGAACGGTCGTAATGGATTTGGCAACGAGCAAACTGTCTTCCGAACAGAAGCGTGAAGCTGCTTATGTCGCGATCAAGGAAGAACTCGTTAAGAAAGGCATTGAGGTTAGTTCACGGGTAATCAATTCAGCTATTGAAGCGCAAGTTGCGAAGCTGAAAGCAAAGTAATGTTCCCCTTATCCTCATATTGATTGCGTCATTTATTGTAATCGCAATCTGCAATATTGTTGTTTGGTGGTGACACCCAAAAAGCACCCAATTATACTCTAAACAATTAATATTGCTAGAGATAACGCATGACTCTTAATCATTAGGTTGTCGGTTCGATTCCGACAGGGCTCACCAATAATATAAAGGGTTTTCGGTACTTTACACCGGAAACCCTTTTTTTGTTTCTCGCTGGTTCTCGCTAAATTTGACGACTTTTGAGGGCAAATTACACCCAATTTGCACCCAATGAAATTATTTGATCTCATATTTTTGCATTTCTTTTTTGATGTATTCTGCCAAAACATCGGCGTAAATTTCCGTCGTCGTTACTGAGGCATGGCCGAGTATCTTCTGGACAACTGTTATAGGGATTCCAGATTTAAGCATATAGGTCGCCGCCGTATGTCTCAAATTGTGCAAGTGGATATCTTCTATCCCCTGCGCCCGGACACGCTTCTTAAAATGGTGGGTGTATGTATCAAGGTGCTGTTTCTCAAATACAGGGCCTATATCCTTTTTAAAAGGGACTTATATACTTAACACAACTAGCGGCTTAAAACTTCATGCTTCGCGTAAATATGTATGAGTTCCTTTGGAGAAACCCTAAACTTTGTGCCGTGATTGCGTAAGCCGTCGCTTCCTGCCGTCATTTCGCGCACATCAAAGTCAATTACAATCCTGCCATTTACAAGGTTCTGCATAAGCTGTGTAAGTATGATATTTTCATATAACTCAATCTTGTTATAGGTGACTTCTCTACCCTTCCGCTCACCTTCAGCGGTTACTAAACGTCTTAGTTTATTGCCAGCTATATTCAACAGCATATCATGCGACCACGTAGGCACAGGGTCATTGCCATCGTGTAAAGCGCGGACAATAATACTGCCCGCATCGTTATATACTGCAAACCTGTCTGATTGTCCGTGAATGGTATGCCGAAAGCTAAGACGGCCGTACTTGTCTTTCCATCCGTACTTGCTGACCATATAGCGCAGTATCTTTTCTGGTTCTGGCTCTTTGTGAAATAAGGTTATAAGAGCAGTTTTGGGCGTGAAGAACTTCACTTCCCATCCCACACAATCGGCAATATCCTGATTTCCCGCCGTTAATCCCAGTAAATCTTCAAGAAAGTTACCCGGGCCTCCCGTACCGTTATATCGCTTTACATCATCCGGCATTTCAAGCCAACCAGCGTTTACGATTTCACGTAAACGCTCTATCATCTGCTTTTTAGTTTTCGGCGGTTCTCCATTCAATTCTAATTTCATGGCTTCTTTCTCCTGTAGAGCGTTCGAGCTGCATCAATGCGTTCTTCGGCCAATTTGCAATATTTCTTTGCGATATCTATTCCGATCCACTGACGCCCGCACGCTTCGGCGGCTATCGCCGTCGAGCCGGACCCCATGAACGGGTCAAGAATAACATTAGCATTGGTTGCCTTGATACAGCGTTGAGCCAACTCAACAGGGAAAGGAGCTGGATGAGGGTTGTTATTTTCCTGTGAAATAACCCATACATCGCCTATTGCATTTGCTTTAGGAGCCAGCTTGAAGTCTTTTTTGCAGATCAGATAAATGACTTCATACGTAGGCAGGAAATACCCTGGATTGAAGTTTATACCGCCGTCGCGTTTCCAAATGATAATCTGACGGACAGGAAAACCGGAAACAATATCGGCTCTGTCCTGTAGCAATCCGCCTTGTACGCGCCATTTGTGATTGTAGAAAATAGCCCCGTCGTCCTTCAATACTCGCATCATGGATTCGAGGCATTTTCGTTGCCATGCCACATATTCATCGTTTGGCAGGTTATCGTCGTATTCGGCAGCTTCATAGCCGTTAATCAAAGCGGCGTTCTTCCACTTGCCGCCGCGTCCATCTTTCATACCGTTGCCTGTGCTGTTTCTTAAATTGTAAGGCGGTGAAGTAACGACCAGATCAACCGAATTCACGGGCATTTTATCCATGAGTTCAATGCAATCGCCACAGTGCATCTTGTTCAACCAATAATCCATGAGTTTATTAGGTACATAGTTGACAGCGGCGGTGAGCAATTCATCGAAATCCATTTTGAGGCACCCCTCTCCGCTCATGCTATCAACCCCCTATAGGTAAGTCTTAACCCGTTGGTGGATTCGAGCATTGTGTCTATACGATCAGCTTCGCGCAGGTCTTTCATGTTCCAGCGCATCACAAACTCTGCCAAATAACGATGCAAATGTTTTACCCCGATCATATGAAATATACCATAATGCCCGCGCTTGAGCAAGCTCCAAAACGATTCTATGGTGTTTGTGTTGGCCTTTCCGTTTACATATTCACCAGCAGAATGGTTGACGCTTTCATGCTTGAAACCGATCAACCCAAGGTAGCTTCTGTGTTCGTCGCTGTAGACCGTGGAATTCGGATTGACGTTATTTCTGATGAAATCATGGACTTCTTTCGCGTTTGCGGAAGTGATGATAGCGGTCGTTACCCGCCCGTTGCGTTCAACAGCACCGATTACAGGAGTTTTACCGACCACGCCGCGCCCTGCGTTCATCTTATGAGAAGCATGCTTGTTCTTTTCTTTGCCGCCCACATATGTTTCATCTGCTTCTATTGTCCCATCCATCGGGCCGCCGCTTACGTTCATTGAGCTCGCAACTTCACGCAACCTTGCCAGCATAAACCATGCCGTTTTCTGCGTTACTCCGATTTCACGTGACAACTGCAATGAGGATATGCCTTTGCGGTTTGCTGTGATAAGCCAAGTCGCCGCAAACCATTTTTGAAGCGGCAACCGGCTTTCTTCAAAGATCGTGCCTTTACGAACGCTAAATTCCTTTTCACAATCGGCGCACTTGTATATATTGCCCCGAGTAATGCGGTGGAATTTGCGAGTACGCCCGCAATGGGGGCATACAATCCCGCTCGGCCAGCGTAATTCTTCCAGATGTTTAGCACAGGCTTCTTCATCTGGAAACGCCTTGTAGAGATCGAACAAACTATTGTACTTCATAGCAGTCACCTCACAGTTATCTTACACCACTATAACAGCACATTCATTTAGTTGTGTTAAGTATATAAGTCCCTTTGCTTTTATACTCACTTTTCTATACTCAACCTTTCCGAATCCAAGAGTTTTTTGTATTGTATCTAAAATATGTTTATCATCCGCCCTTAATTTAATAGA